AGAAGCCCACGCCTCCTCAGCGTTAGGCAAGAAAGCCCACTCATCGACCACGATCAAAGAGGCAGACTCACCACGAGCAGGATCCGAAGCAGATGGCATCGACACGATTTGCGATCCGTTGTCGAAACCCATCCGCTGCTGATGTTCCATCAGCGACTTCGGCCCTCTTGCTAACATCCAGTCGGGTAAATGTTTAAACCCGTACTTAGTTTTCTTTAACAGCAGGACTGATTCGCGTTCAGTACGAGACAGATCAATAATGTTTTGATCAGGATGAAAAAACGCTAACCAAAACTGGTGTGCCGCCACGAGTGTCGACCAACCTATTTGGCGGGCCTTTAATGTTAGGGAGTACCGATTTTCGGCCCATTCTTTCAGGGCGTGTTCTTGTGCAGCGCGCAGGTCGAATAATATTCGTCCGTGCGCTGGATGCGCTATACTCCAATACCTGCGTAGGAAGTAGGCTTCGTCTTCGCTGCATCTACGCCATTCGGCTTCGCGGCGCAACTCCGCTACACGACTCATAGGCGCTGTAAAACCCTACCCGCGTTGTGGGGAGAACTTGTTGAGGTACTGGCTAAGCCAGTCGCGCATCCCCTGCTCAGCGGTTTGTCCCCGCCAAGTATCACCCGTTCCGGGTTGAGGATTGAAATCCGGCCACGGATTCTGATCATCAAACGGAACACCCACGCCGGAAGGACGCATGCCCGAACCAGTAACCCCATATCCGGGTTGCCGAAGAGGCTGGTCAGTCCCTATGTAGCCTCGCTGTGTGTCTTCGGCAGTCCAACCCCTCCATCTATCTCCAGTGCCGGGTTGAGGGTGGAACTCCGGCCAGTAGTTCCCATCAGCGTAAGGCAGCCATTGGCCTCCGGGTTGCCACGGCACATCCTGTTGGAAAGGGCCGGGGTAACGCGACTGAGAAGAAGCACCAAACGCTCCCTGCAAATGATCACTCATGGCGCTTCCAGCGTTTCTGGCAAGACCGCCTATAGCCGAACCAGCATCTCGAGCAAAATCACCCACAGTCGAAGCAGCATTCCCGGCGGCCCGAACAGCGCCACGCCCAGCACCATATGCGGCCCCAATGGCACTGCGGCCAGCGCCCATCAAGCCGTTAAGCGCATCACCACCAATCATGCCCAAAGGATTCCGAACACCCGAAGCAGCCTGACGACTCATCGCCTGAAGATACGCCAACTCTGTTGCTTTCATTTGGTCAGCAAACTGTTGAGCGAAATAATCGTTGATCTCAGGCCCATACGACTCCCGTTGCTCCCTCTGATCCTCCCCAAACCCACCCGTATAAGGGGTCTCGTCGAAATTAGGATCCCCATTAGCCAGCGCCGCCAATTCCTCATAGAAACGAGCCTGAGCAGGACGTTGACCCGCCGCAACCCTCAAAGCGGAATCCCGAACACGAGCATCCGACTGAGGATCCCGCCCCCGAGCAGCGCCAGCAGCACGAGCAGCCTCAGGAGAAAAAGACGGTACCGCAGGAGCCTCCCGATACTTCAGATCTGGTTTCTTCTTTGGATCCGGCTGAGGATACAACCCCGTATTCACATTCCCATAACGACCAGCCATTACAAACTCCCCTTAATCATTAACAACACGTAAATGAGCAACCTCAGCCTCCAAAGCCTCAGCCAACTCCCCATTAGACATACCCTCAACAGCAGTCTCATCAACCACCACCTTACGAGTAGGCGTAAACTTATCAATAAACTGCAAATACAACGAAGCAGCCTGAGTGTTCCCACTCACAGCCTGAGCATGCAAAGCGTCAACAACGCTTTGAGTGCGCTCAGGAGAAATATTCAACTCAGCAGCACGACGATCCCACTCCTTAATAAAACGAGCATCACGCTTAATACGGCGAATCGAATCCCCATGCAACCCATTCAAAACAGCCCACTCCTTCTGAAGTTTCGGCTCACGATCAGGCCCACACAACAACCAATCCAACAAAGACACCCAAGAATCAGGCATCACCTTAGACCCAGAATCCTCATCCCACGCCCAACCCTTACCGCCACCATTCTGAGGCAAAACCAAACTCCCATGTCGTCCTATAAGACAGTACCAACTGTCCCACCCACCCCCCAATGTTACAAACACGTTACAATAAGGTTACAAACACGCAACAATCAAAGAAAACCGCGGGACACTCTAGGCTATAAGGGGGAGGGGCTAAGGGGAGGGGGCCAAGACACACCCCAAAGATACCAGAACCACCCCAAAGTGGTTCAGGTATCCCAAGAGGGACGACACGCCAAGCCACACAAGACACACAAGCCCCCAAAGGCAAAAACCCTCCCAAAACAAGCCCGCCGAACAGCCCGCACCGCCCCTCCATATCTATACATACAAAAGCCGATGATGGGGTACCCCCCCCATGCCTCCCCCCCCGAACACTTGTACCCCTCGGGACGCTAGTATTGTTGATAACGGGTATTCTCCGGAGTTTTTGACCGGGGGTTTTGCCTACCGTGGGGGGCGCATCTGAGGGGGGGACGCAAGAAACCCCGACCGCTTGGCCGGGGCTTCTGTGTAGTGCGGGCGGGCGAACCGCTGGGGCTAGTTGTTAGGCATTTCTGCTCCGCTCCAGTCGTCAACCCTTGCCAGCCGTTCCCGCAAGATGGCGATGCATCGCAAGGCGTGTTCCTTGTCGGTGAGTACCCCGATGCGGTGCATGTGGTGCGTACGATCTAGCAGGACGTTTCCGCCTACTGAGTCGTATGCCGTGGCTATGTCTGTCATGTTTGCTGCTCCAATTTTTTTAGGCAGTCGGGGCAAAGTTTGCCTTGCTGCGTGTATGGGTTGTAGCCGCACATTGTGAGGTGTACGCCTAACCGCTTGAGGTGGTCGTCTTGCTTTTTGGTCAATTTAGTTACCAGCCTTGGCGATGGCGTCGCAGTCTTCAAGGATGAAGAGGGCGACGTTGCGCATTGCTTGTACTTCGGCGGTGGTGGTTCCGTCGGGGGATAGGTAGGCGAGGGCTTCGGTTACTCCTCTCCGTACTTTGCTGCCTACGTCACAGGCTGTCACTTCGGCGCAGAGCGTGACCAGTTCGGCGCATACTCGCTCCCATGACCCGCCGGATGGTGTGTTGCTCCGGGTTTCTGCCTCTAGGCCATAAGTATTTTCTACGCTGGTCTTGGCGACGGTGGCGGGTTTTTTGTGTCCGTCCTCTTGGGCTACTGAATAGGCATCGGCTAGGTCATTCCATACGCCGGGCAGGTTTGGGATGTCTGCCTGTTGTGCTGCGGTGACTGTTGGTCGCCATTCTCTGATTGTTGCTACGTTGCCGTAGGGGTTGCCGTTGCCGCTGCGCCAGTTGTGCCAATCGTTAGCCGTTTGGTTGTCCGGGCATTTACTCGTTGACGCTAGGAACGCTCCGAGGTCTAGGTCTTGGCTACCCATGCCCTCATTCTCGCACCACGCCCTGAATGAGCGTGTTAGCCCGTTCTCCGTTACTTCTAAGACTGGCCGGGTGAGCGTGGTACCGTCTTTTTTGGTGGTTCGGGTGCTGGTCATCTTGAGCGTTGTTAAGAGGCTCCAAAGTCCGGCACCGTCATCAACCGCACTTGGCCGTTCAAAGTGGTTAGCGATGGCTTCGGTTATGGCCTTTGGCCGTTCATAGAAGATGGGTTCCTCTGTGGTTTTTTTGGTGGTGGTTTTTTTGCTGGTTGCCATGATGGCTCCTTGTTTTTTGGGCGGCGGTGTTGCCGCCCTGAAATCGTACTCTAAGCGGAGAGTAATTACTAGTATTTTATTGAATAAATGTTGAATAAATGTCTAAGCCTTGGCCGGGGGCGTGTATGTACATACAGCCGGGGGTGTTAGGCTTGCTTTACATTTTTTGTTAGGCTTGCTTTACATGAATTATACATTGTATAGTTCCCAGATGAGTGTGGTGAGTGTGGTGTGTGTGGTGTGTGTGGTGAGTGTGGTGAGTGTGGTGTGTGTGGTGTGTGTGGCAAATTATACAGTGAATAATTTCCTCTAATAGATTTGGTTAGGTGTGGATAGTCAATTAGAATGGGCATCAGCCCAATAGGGTCATTACTCAACGAAAGGACTTCTCCCATGAACAGCACCTGCCCCCAGCGAACCGAGTTATACAGTGAATAATTCAGACGACACAATCCTAATCAACGGGGTGGTTTTCCATCCCGGCGAGGGGATGGAAACTAACGCTATCGGCATCCCGTTGATGCCTGCTCTTACGGTGAGGGTCACACCTCTTGGGGCTTCGGCTCCGCATCGTCGTTCATCTAGGGTGAAAGTTTCGTACGACTTGGATGTCGTCCGCACCCGTTTAGGGAAGGAATAACACAGTGTATACTTTAGGTTTGCTTTGGTTGGCTTTGACCTCTGCTTTTGCTTGTGCCGTGATGGTGCATTTTGTGCGCTGGTTTTGCGGTGGCTTCGAGATTGAGGATGCGAATTATACAGTGACTAATTCGGTGCGTGTTCTTCGGGATGCGCCTTACGACTGGGAGAAGGAATGAAGACTTACACGAATGAGTTCGGCACGAGAGTGACGGACTTTGGGTACGAATGGGATGACGGTAAGTCGTCCTACCAATTGAAGGTGTTTCATGACCCCGAGAAAACAGTGTTTGTTGGGGTGATGGAACGTGCCTGTGATACTGACTGGGGTACCCAGATTATCGGGACTAGCCAGCGGTCTATGACTGCTGCTGCTATTGAGGTTAGGGACATTCTAAGAAGTAAGGAGGTAGCGTAATGGCTAAGGACATGGTGCGTCACTTGATGGCGCAAAACCTAATAGTTAGGC